AGCGAATGTGTTACCTGTGTCATCTACCTGAAGGTTGTTGCTGTTAAGAGCTGGTGTATAGTCAAGAACACCGGCCATCTGAAGAGCTGAAGCAACGTCTGAAGAACAGATAACAATGTTACCCTTACCTCTACGTGTCTGCTTAGCAATCTGATTAGCTTCTCTTTCAAGCTGGAACATAAGACCCTTGAACTTTTCAACTGACCAACGGCCGTTTGAGTCTGTATCGAGGTCGAAGATACCTGCAGTTGTTGTGCCTTCCTGTGCACCAGAAACAGCTGTTACGTTGATTGTACGAACAACTTCACGGTTGATTTCAGCCATGATTTCTGCAGAAAGAATGTTTGAAAGCTCTGTTTCAGCATCAAGGCCGTGAATTGCCTTAAGATCCTGAGCGAGTTCCATTGTATATTCTGCCTTGAGAGCACGTGACTTAGCAGTTACAGTCACCTTCTCAATGCTGAATGCCATTTCAGCGAATGCTGAGTTGGAATCAGTACCAAGAGCTTCAGCCTGAGCTGTTGACATGCCTGAACCGAAGTTATAAGCACCGTTAGCAGCGTTGTTAGAAACAGCTGGAAGCTGACCAACATGCTTCTGACCAAGTGTGTTAGCACCTGTTGTAACAGAAGAGAATGCTGTGTTAACTTCGTTATAGAATGTTTCTGTACCAGCGTTATTTGAATAACGTGAACGCATTGCGAAGATAAGTCCTGTTGGACCTGTCATCGTCTGAACACCAGCAATGTCATAAGCAATGAGGTTAGGCATTGCACGACGAACGAGTGAGATCAATACTGGATCGAAAGTATCGATTGCACCTGTTGAAGAGTCAGAGCTTGATGCGCCCATGAAGTTTGCAGGAATTGGTGATGCTTCTGAAAGAAGGAACTGGCTGTGAGCACCTGACTCACGGAGAGCTCTCTCTGTATTTTCTAAAAGCTGTGCAGTTACTGAACGCTTATGAGCATCCTTAATTGGATTAAGGTCGTTGTGCTCGATAATTGGCGCCCATTTCTTTTGAAGTTCTTCTACTAACATTTATCTTTCTCCTTTTAGCGAAGGTTCTAAATTATTTATATTAACTTATCTTTTAATAGTTCTAGAGATTGCCTGCACGTATGACTTGACACGTGGATCGGTATAGACCACATCAGTTGTTGCATCGGACTCTTCGAGTTCTTCTGTAACTACAGTCTGTGTGGGCGCCTTTTCAGTTGACTTAAAGTAAGTTTCCTTAATGATGGAAAGTTTCTTCTCGTACGTGTCAAGGTCACCGTCAAATTCGATGCCTTCTGAAAGAGCACGGAACTTTTCTATCTGTGTAAGAGCAAGATCTGAACAAAATGATTCAAACACTTCATTCTTTTCGTGATCTACTACAGAAGACTTAAGTTCACTATTCTCATTGATAACTTCATCTAGCTTTTCTTCTAGTTCTTGTACACGAATAGCTAGTGTTTCAAGTACGTCTGTCTTTTCAGCAGGTACTTCGATATAATGCTCTTCGAATACATTCTTGAGGCTACCAATGAATTCTTCCATAATCTCATTACGAAGTGTTGATTCAATGGCTACTTCATTGTCTTTTAGCCATGTTTCAACAACGTAATCTAGATATGAGTCTAACTTTGCTGCAAGCTGCTCTTCAATTGAAGTAACTTCTACTGCAAGCTTCTCTTCAAATTCTTCTTCAAGACGAGCTGTTTCAACAGTTAAGCGTGCTGATACAGCAGCTTCAAACAATGTTGATGCTTTATCTTTAAATTCTTCAGAAAGATCTTGGCCAGCAAACATTTCTTCAACATCTTCTTTTACTGAAAGTTTTGGCATTGGATCTTTTGTCTTTGGACCCTTGCCGCCCTTCATATCAACTGAAGCTTGATTAGATGCTGACTTATCACCAACACCCCAATCTTTGCCAGGACCATAGAGAGATTGTGTCTGATCAAACCACTTAACAAGATCACGCTTTGGCATTTCAGCCATTGCGCCAATCATAGTCTTCATGATTTCAACACGAGACTTAGGATCTGCAGCTGGTTGTGAATCTGGCTTAAGAGTATCTGCTGCCTTAGAAGCTTCATCAATCTCGACTGCTTCGAGATCAACAACTTCCTTAGCTTCGATATCTTTTATTTTTTGTTCTTTACTCATTTTAAGGATCTCCTTAGTATTTTTAATAATTATTTATATTATTTATAATTCTTAGTTGCAACCATATTGCTGATGAACTCTTCGAAGACAGAAAACTTGTTTGATTCTATTTCATCCATCGTCATTCTTTTCATTCTCTGTTTCATTTTCTCAGCAGTTTCTTGCATCCAAATACCGTTCTTCTCGTCATAGACCCAATCTACATTTTCCATGATACCTTCAACGAATGCATTTGGTGCAGAAGGATCTGCAACTATATCGGCAGCAGTAGCTAAATGAAAATCATTCTGAACTTCCATCACACCATTCTTTTCAACTAAAGATCCCATACCTCTTGAAGATACGCCAAGATTTGCACCTGACTTTAGAAGACCCTTAACAATATTACCCATCGGTGTTTCGGTAATTTTTGCTTTTCCAACAACGTCATTACCTGACCACTTAAGTTCAGTGATCATGTGTGAAACTCTATCAAGATTAATTGTTGGTCCTTGTGGATGACCTAACTCACCATAAGCACGATTATTTGTTACATTTTCTTTGATGTATCTATTAACTTCTTTTTCTAGAACAGGCTTTCTATAAACTCTGCCATTGCGATTTACTTGTTCTGATTGAAGAAAAATACCCTTGATGAAGTGTTCTTTCTCTCCGCTTTCTTTAGCTTCAGAAATATATTCTACATCTACGATTTGTTCTGCGATAAGTTTCATTTTTAACCCCTGTATGATGCAGCAGTTGCTAACACTGCAACGTTAGCAGCAATCGTATCAGTTGGATTTTTTGCTACAAAGATATACTGATTTGCTGGCAGTGTGAACGTTCCAATAGTAACGCTGCTGTTTGCTACTGTTATAATTGCTGCTGCCGTTGCGCTAATATATACAATCGGTGAGTTGTATACTGTATTGGCAGTAGTTAATGAAATTTGATTGGCAACAGGTTTAATTACAGTAGTCATACGTTGAATCCTGCGTTATCTACGTTGACGTGTGGAAACTGCATTGCAGTATCTGTACCTTCAACTGGTTTTTCTCTATGAATTAGATAATCGTGGATCGCATCGATATCGTGCTTAGCGTTTGTAATCTTTGATTGAACCCATGATTCAAGATCTTGATTGTCCTGCATCATGTTAACAAGATCATTTGCTTTTGATGCTAGAGCACGAAGCTGTGTCTTCGCCATCTCGCCTTCTGCATCTTCAAAGCCTTCTTTCATTGCCTGTTTAGTTGCAGTAGCATACATAACTGATTTTGCTTTATCGCCATAACGTTGTTTGAAACCAGCATAATTCTTTTTCATACCCTTTACAATGTCTTCTCTCTTCTTCATCTGAGAGTCAGACATTTCGCCCATTTCTTTATTATGAGCGTAAGTATCTTCGGCCATACATTCTTTTAGACCATGCATTGGACACATTGTTCCAGCTTCAGTCATGTTGCATTTTGCTTCAGAAACAGTACTGCCTGTTGATGTATAACCATAATCTGTTGCATTAACGTTTCTATCGTCTTCTGATCCAACTTTCTTACCAGAAGTTTTCTTTTTTGCTTCTTCTACTGAAGTTTCTTCATAAGCTTTTTCCGCAGCTTTAATGCTACGATATCCATGTCTAGAACCTGGATCATTTTTTTGAATTTCTTGTTCTGCTTTTACATTTCCTGCAGTAAAGACATTTTTGTTCTTATGTACGTCTTCATGATCTTTTACAGGATGCGAGGCAAGAAAGTCTTCTTCGCCTTTTGGAACGTTTCGACCAGCTCTATCTTTTATAATATCTTTAAGACTCTTCGCCATTAGATTCTTCCTCTTCGGTATTTTCTTCTGTAGCAACGTCTTCAGATTGTTCTGCATCTTCAACTTCTTCGAAGTCTTCTTCAGAATTTTTAAATATGTTTTGCGCTACTTCTATTTTCTTATTATTTATAGCATCAGTAATACGATCTAACATAACATCTTTAAATGATGCTTCAAAGTCTAAAGCATTTTCTGTTTTAGAATGATTAATCATATTTAATATTGCATCACTCATAATTTAACTCCACTTTGATATTTTTGTAAGACTTTCTTAGCATTTCCACCACCAGATTTAGCTATAATCTGTGAAGCAGATTTCAACTTAGACATATCTTGCAATGATTTATTATCTTTATTTATTAAACGCTGATACGTATTTTGTGCATCTATAAGTTTCTTAGAACCATCATCTTGACCTGTAGATGCATCACCACCTGTTTGTTGAGGAGCTCCACCACCGCCGGCAGATGGATCCATAGTACCATCATCCATCATTGGTGGATTAAAGATTTCATCTTCTTGTTCTTCTATGATTTTTGCTCTTTGCTCTTCAATATCTTCATCTGTTTGCTTTAAGATATTTTTCTGTACCCATTCATTCGAATAATACTTACCAATTAGTGGCATCATATTATTATAAACATCAATTCTTGAACTTAAGATTTCATTGTCTTTGAGTTCGGTAAAGAATCCGTCATTAGTAAAGTCAATCTTCATATCTTTACAAATGTCATTCCAATCTTCTATGGTAATAACACCCTTAAGAACGAGTTGTCTTTCTAATAGTTTAAGAAATAATGATGAAAACTTTCTTCTAAGTCTTGAAACAAACTTACTAAACTTTACTTCTTCTCGTGTAATTTCAGAAGATCTGCCAATATTAAAAGCAGTGTTTTCTTGTTCAATACGACTTACTGGAACATTAAGTGATCTATATAATTTCTTTTGGAAATAAAGAACATCATCCATTTCGCCGAGATTTTGACCCGCTGGGAGGGTAGTAACTTCCGTACCTCTTCCTCCTTCACGACGTGGAAGCCAATAGTCTTCTAACATCGTCATGAACTTACGATCGTCTCTGATCTCGCCTGAAGCAGCGTCATAGACAAGACGATTCTTATGTTTAACCATAATTTCTCTTACGTACTGTTCGGCTTTCATCTTTGGAAGATTACCAACATCGATATACCAAAGACGACGTTCTGGTGCGCGTGAGATACGATAGATTACTGTAGCATCTTCAAGAGTACGAAGCTGATTTAAAGGTTTAATACCTTTATGAAGATGTGATAAGACCATAGTCCCATATGTATCAGTTAAACCTGATGTAACATGCACTACAGCATCTTTAGCAATCTTTAAACCTGATTGTGTTGTTGGTCCACTCTGTTTGTTACCAACGTTAAAGCCTCTGTCATTAAAAATGTAGTATTCTGCTTCAGTCTTAGTAACTGTTGCATCGCCATTCTTAACTCTCTTTTTAGAGACTTCTTTGATCTTTCTAATCTTACGAGGATCAATATATCTAACTTCTTTAATACCATCTCTAACATTAACATCATCAATAACTACATGATAATAAAGACGGCCATCAATGTACCATCTTTTGTAAATATCATAGGCATGATTATTAAAATCTATGAGTCTTAAGACTTCTTTAAACTCGGATTGTATTGCTTTCTTAATATTTGGTGCAACTTGTACATCATCTAAAACTAGTTTAAGAATATCTTCTTCATCTACACATATAGAAGCATTAACAATCTCATCAACTGCAGCATCAATTTCTGGCTGCACTGACATTTCTCTATATTTCGTGACTAATTCTGCCTCAGTTCTTACGGTTCCATCTAAGTCGACGTATGTTCCGTAAGAACCTCCGGCAGATATCGTTACCGCCCCGTCGTCTGCTTCTTTTGGAACAAACGACGGGAACGATTCTTCTTTTTCTTTTCTTTTGAATTCAAATCCAAAAAGCTCTGCCATCAAATCCTACTTTGTTTAAAGTTGTTTCATAATATATATTAATTATTAAATATCGCCTGCCAACTGTACTGGATAACTTGATGGAGATGGACCAGCAACCATAGGTTCCCAATAATCATAAGCAAAAGTAACATCAAAAGTTTCGATTGTGTTAGTTGTATCCCAATCTAATGAGATAGCATCTACAGTAGTTGGGAAAGCTCCAACAAGATTATAAGATCTAATGACACCAGCATCATCTCCAGGACCAGCTTTACCGAATTGGTAGACTTGAATATCTACTTTATAGCTTTCTGGCGAGCCTGTACCTGAAGCAGATCTGTTTGAAACATGTGTGTTAATCCAGTTTAACCATGCTTCGAAGTCATTACGAAGTTTAAAATCTTCGTCGTTCATTACTGTGATAGTCCAATCAGCAAATGTTCTATCACCTGCAATTTTAATCTTTCTACCAAAGTATGGGACATCGACGGGATCAACCGTCGATGCTGGTAATTGAGCTGCTCTAATTAAGAAAGAAGCTCTTTCTCCATCACCCTCAATACCGGGTGCTGCAGGAAATTGCATAATTACTTTGAAAAGTGATGGTCTTGCGCCACCATTAATCAAACCATTTGCTTTAAAGCTGTCTATATTGAAACCCATCTGTTAAACTCCTTTTTTATTTCTATTTATTAGAACTTGCCAACGACTTCAGAGAAGGCAACACCAGTTCTAACAGCAACGAAGTTCAACTGAATGAAATTGATTGAGCGAGCTGGCTTAATGTAGATATCACCGACAAACTCGTTACGATCAATTACTTCAGGTGTATTGTTTGTTTGATCACAAACAACTAAGAAGTCTGTGATACCACGACGGCCTTTAACATCTCTCAAATACGGTACTACTAAGTTCTTAAACTGAGCTCTTGTAAATTCATCGTTGAATTCGAAGAGAGTAAACTTAGCAGCTGTAGCAATAGCTTTTTCAAGAACAATGAACAATCTACGAACATTAATTCTATCAAATGCTGATGGCTTGTTAAGAGCAGTCTTATCGCCGAAGAGTACAATACCCTGACCAGGGAATGCAACTACAGGATTTACACCAGCTTTATAGAGTTGGTCTCTTTCTGCTTTGTTAGGATTATAAGCTAGCTTAACAATATTCTTGATGTTACCACGGTTGAAACCAGCTGGTGACCACCAAGGATCATTTGTATTGTCTGTACGAACACAGAGGCCAGCAATATCACCGTTTAGAGGTACCCAACGATAAACATCATTGTACTTGTCGTACATGTACTTATAACCAGAATCAACAACTGCATAAGAAGTACTTCTTATATTGTTCTTGAAGTCTAAGATTGCATTCATTTCATCGCCAACATTGTTGACAACATCTGCCTTTAGTGGTGAAACAAATGCTACGCAGTCTTTTCTTACTTCGCAAATATTATCGATAATATAGTTAGCAAGATCTGCACTCGATTTACCCTTACCCTGAAGGATAAGTGATACATCAACGTCTTCAGCTGAGGCAAACTTATCATAACCAGAAGCTATGACTGCAAGAGTAGCATTAAGTTCGCCGTAACCGTCTTGACCACCATTGAATTGAAGATTCAATGGATTATCATTTGTTGAACTTACGATGTTTATAGCATTATTATGAACAGCACCAATTCTATCGTTTGCAAACCAAATATACTTTGACTGTTCATTAACTATTGTCTTATAATATAGAGCTCCACCATCAGCGGTCTTAGCATCGTCTACTCTTGAAACGCCTTTGTATGTTTCCAATATTGTTCCACTAACACCTGTAAATCTTCCATTTTCATCAACTATTACAATGTGCATTTCGTCGTTTGCAGAAGTATTACCAAATTCTGTAACATATTCTGACTGTCCAGGAGCTCTATCAAATGTGTTATAGAATTCCCAATAACGAGTAATGCTATTAGATGTATATGCAGACTTAAGTCTGTAGTTATCTTCTGTAGTTACTGCAATTGTTAGAGTTGTATTTGAAGCAGTAACGTTACTTCCTACTGAAGTAACCTTCATAAACTGTTCGCCGATTGATGCGTTACCAACTTTAATCAAATCACCAGCAATAATTGAAGATGAGAGTGATAGGATAGCAGTCTGAGCAGCGCTCCATGCTACAAAAGTGTGGCTTTCTGAGTTTGCTTTTGCTGTTGGAACGATTAATCTTTCAACTGCAGTTAAGCTGTGACCACTTTCTGTTGCACCCTTTGTTATATTAACATTGGCGCCGCCATATGTTGCTGCAAGAGTAACTGTTGTTGTGTTGGCAGTTGCAATCCAATAGTATGAACCATTAGATAGACCGCTGACAGCAGTATTACCAGCTGCAACTAAGTATTGTACTTTATCACCAACAGCATACTTTGTATTTGCAGAAGCAATTGCAATGGTTTCATCTGCATCAGTAACATCTGAGTTAGCATTGAATGAAACAGCATTTGCGAAATAACTTGTGTTACCAAGCTGAAGACCTGAGCTATTTGAAGAAATAACTAGATAAAGAGAATTGTTTGTTAAGCCTGTTGGAGCAGTGTTTCCAGCTGCTGTAAGGTACTTAACATAAGTTCCGTTACCAATTGGGTTTGTAGCAATACTAATGAAACCGTTTGAACCGATATCAGTGTTTGTATTAAATGCTACGCTGTTAGCACCAACAGAAATTGATAATCCTGATGAGTTTGCGGTAAATGTACCGCTATAATCATTTTCAACATTTGATAGTTGAACTGTTGATTGATAAGCATTAGCTGTATCGCAGACTGAAATTCTTAGTGAGTTACCAAGATGACCAGGATATCTGGCTACATATAATACATCGGCATCAAAAGAACCATCCATTTCTTCATAGTGTTCTTCGTTCTTAACAACCTGAGCTAAAGCGTTTGCAACAGTTCCAACATTAGCAAATGCTGTAAGAGTTCCTATGTTTGCTGTATCAGTGGTTGTATTAGCAACACGAACAACATAAAGCTTGTTTCCATATGAAAGAAAGCTTGCAGCTGTAAAGAATGTTTCTTCAGCGAAGTTCTTATGTGGCTTACCAAAGCGTGATACTAGAGCATTTTCTGAATCAATCAATACTCTCTTGTCTAGAGGACCCCATCTGAAGATACCTGCAATAGCACCTTCAGTCGTTGATACTGCAGGCACTACCGTTGTTAGGTCAATTTCAGAAACGTTTACACCTGGACTAACTTGAAATGGCATTTTTTTCTCCTTCCATGCATGGAAATATTATTATTAACGTTTAATTTATTTATAATAAGAGATATTTCATGTTAATTTCTCATTAGCCCACATCCAGTTTTCAGATTTAGGTAGATCTAAATCTGGTTCATCATCACCTTCAGAAAAAAATCCAAATGGTGTTAGTTCACTGGCTATTTGATCGTCATCTTTATCTCTAATTTTAGTCAAAGTATTAATATCTGTCATCTCTCTGAAGTAATGTTGATCAGAGAGCCAAGCAAAAAGGACCAAGCCCATAACCAAATCGTCATGATTGCCGGATTCTGCTTCGTATGACTTTCCTTTCCTTGAAAATACAGAAAGTTCATGAATAGTTTCATGATCATTAATAATCAATTGGTTTTGTTCTATAAGTAGTTTCATTATAGAACAACCTACAGATTTGACTGTCTTAGTTGTTCTAATACCTTTATCGGCGCTCGAGCCGCTAAACCCAGAAGAGATTCTCTTTCCAGCTCTACCATCATTTTCAGATGATAAAAGAGTATCCATATCATATTCATAATATAACATGTCTGCTACTTGTCCGCCAATATCATTAATTTCGACAAGTACAGAAGCATTATTGTAAGATTTGCTAATCCTATGAATTATAGAGCAATAATCAGTAGGAGTAATCATATTATCTCTAAAAGTACAAACTTGTTCATATGGCATTTTAGATACGTCTATGACTTGAAATGCCGAATAGTCCAATCCTTTTCCACGTGAAACGTCGACAACCATAACATATGAATGTCCTTGCTTAGGCTCTGCATATTGTTTGACACCGTTTTTATCAAAAAGTAGTGTCTTAGCTACAAGTTCTTTTAATTTCCAACCAGCAATTAGAGTACCAGAACTACCAAGAAACTCTACACAATATTCCTGTTCGAACTTCTCTGTATCGAAGCTCATGGCAGCTATTGTATCTGTCTTCCATGTTTCATCTCTACCGGGAACATCATACCACATAACCTTGATAGGTTTATATTGGTTCTTTTCCTGTTCGGCTTCTACCCATATTTTATGAAAATGATTTAATCCATTTGGAGTAGAAACTAGTACGATCTTAGAATCACTACCAGATGAAATAGTAGGATAAACTGATGTAAAGAACTCATCCCATGTATCGATAAATGCTGCTTCGTCTATGAATAGAAGGTTAATAGAGTAACCACGAATGGCATCTGATGATGTAGCAGCTGCTATGACTCTTGAATTGTTTTCAAGGACGAATGAACCCTTATTCCATTCAATGATACCCTGTTGTAACCACTTTGGAAGATGCTGATAAGCAAGTTGAATACGTCCAAGAATTTCTCTTGCCGTGTCACCCTTGTTAGCAAGAAGAGCTACAGTCTTATCTGCATGGAATATAATATACCATAAAATGAAACCACATGTCGTAGTTGACTTACCAGCCTGACGAGCAGTAGCAATGACCGTATATCTATTTTCGGCCATTGATTTTACCATTTCTTTCTGGTAATCATAAAGTTTAAAATTAATTAAACCTTCATTGATGCTAATGATCTTCATATACTTTTCAATAAAATATACAGGATCTTTGGCGCATCTAACATATTCTTGTACAAGTTCCGGAGTCCATTGTATCTCGACAGAACGTCTTTTAAGATTTACGTTACCCTTATAACCACCTTCAATTAAGACTTCTTCAGTCATTCTTTTTCATGTCCTGAATTACTTTTTGAAGTTCTGCAGTTGATCCAACAAACAAATTGTTATTATGCACAGTGGTATTATTAGTTGGTTTTTCGATATCTTCAATCTCTCTTATAGTTTTCTGTATACCTAAGAGATCTTTGTTTGCATCGAGTAAGTTCTTCATTAAGATAGCTACAACTTCATAAGCACGTGCGGACTGTGATTGATCTGCAAGTTGCATGAGTTTATCAAGAGCGTCAGAGCCAGTTTCAATGATATTGTGTATATTAGCGCGTGCTACTGTAAAGTCATCTTTCGCTGTATCATCATTGGCTGTTTTTTCAATGTATTTTACCATACTACTTATGGGGCTAACACCTAAAGCATTAGCTATTGGATCATTATTAGCTGTTGACATTTTTTACTCACTCTGTTATAATAGTATCTATGCTGATGCAATAACCAAAATCATCATCTGCTTCAATAACTGACAATGCTACAGATTCTGCTACATTTGATGTAGGAGTTCCATTCGCAGTTAAGCCGGGTCTAACTGTTACTCTTTCAGATACATCAGTATTACCTACTGCACTTGCCAATTCTCCATCTGCAACCGGTGGAATATAGAAATTAGTATTTGCAAACTTGATTATACCAGACTTCTTAACTGGACCATAGATATACCCTTTTAATGTAAAGTCAAGTGTCCATATTAGAGCTCTTCTCTGATCAAAATCACCCTCATACGTATCTTCTATATTTACAGATTCTAGTACAACAGGAATATCCATGTTGATTCCCATTTCCGGAATCAACTGAACTGTAGTAGTCCAATCTGGTGTGAAGAATGGAAGTATTTGTTCTACAATCTTAGTACCATCTTCTGCATTTTTAACGTATATATAAAGTCTAAATGATATATTATATGGAACAGGATTATATTGATATTTTAATCTACTTGTAGAATCTGCATCTTTTACAACTCTTCTTCCAGTAGTTCCTAATTTTCTACTAGAATCATATCTCATATCGGTCATTTCAAATGACATACGAGGCAATACTATTGCAGTTTGTCTATCTATATTCGGATCAGCATCTACTCTGGCTAAAACTTTTTCTTTTGGTGCATATGCTAATGGAACTTTCAATAAAGCTACAGTCGTGTTACTAGCATCAGTTCTAGTAATATGGATATCATTAAACAATGTTCCAAATAAAGTTACGTATTTTCGTATTGTGCTAAAATAAAATGTATGTCCAAACATTAATATGTTCCGTTCTCAGAGAATGGATCTTTTTCAGTGAAATCTAAGAAATCATCTGTTTCATCTTGGATGAATTTATTATCTGATAGATCATCTATCTCTTCTATAGTGAAGTTTTCTAGAACAATATAATCACTATCTTCTGTCATTATTCTTTCTTCGCTTTCATTCAAGAGCGCCCAGTCGAACGCATTCAATGAAAAGTTCTTTTGTATAGAATCTATTTCAGCTATACCAGTATTAAATTTTTCACTAGAATAATCAAAGAGTTCACATGTAAGTTCCCACGTTTGTAAAGCTCCAAGCTGATAAAACATTTCGAATTTATTTACAAACATGATTTTAAATAGTTTATTATTTAATGGGAAATATATTAAATCACCTTCGTTTGGTCTAATTAGTGCACTATCCATACCAACTTCTTCATAAAATACTCTCTGTGCAATAGAGAATACTACTTGATCTCTAATTTCAAGACCAAACTTAGACATAAAGTTGCCATCACCACTGAAGCCATCAATAGATTTTATGTATAGTTCTACAGGATATGCTCTATTATATTCAGAAATATCATCTGCACCGTAGATTTCATCTTTATTTTTAATAACTCTCGGCACATAATACATATCTTGACCATAAATTTTTATGGTCTCAATGATTAAATTTTCAATGAGAAGTTGTTCTTGACTGTTATGAAAATTATTAAAATAAAAATTTGTAGCCATTAGCCTATCATATCTGTTACTGGCAGACTATAGCTGCTGATCATTTCTTTTTCTAATTCTTTTATTTCTTCATCGGCTTCATCATAGATCTTTTGACCATTGAACTTAATACCTCCAGGCAAAGTCATGCCTTCAAACTTCTTCATATTTGTTCCCCACTGCTTCTTAATAAGAGCAGTCGTATATTGCGCAAGCCAACGATCACCCCATGCATCGGTATATGTATCCGGATCAATTACTTCATATGCTTCTACTATAAGATAATGATTATCTTCAAGTTTATTCCAATCCATATCGATATGTAATTTATCAGTATGTCTATTATATCTGATAGGCTGTTTACCCACTAATAAATATTCTAACATCTGGATGTGTTGAAGAGCCATATAGTATGGTACCATTGAAACTGATGTTAGTGTGTAGAGATCATTAAGAGCTATCTGATATCTAATATTAAACATATTATTGGTATTTAAAGCATCACCAATATCAAATATATTAATTGCACCAATAATATTTTCAGGTAAAGTTATATACTTATTTACTTTATCTTGAGCCGTTACTTGGTGTTTATAATAGATCTTTTCAGAGCCGTCAAAGTGATAGTCCCAGTAATATCTTAAAGCTTGGTCTATACGGTCTTCAACTTGGTCATCATCAACATTGATTTCCAATACAGGCTTGCCAAGTGTACGGAGACAATATTCTTTGAATTGTGATCTTGATGCTGGTACTGCCATTTTTAACTCCGGTATGCCTTTTAAGTATTTATAAATAAGACAGAGTAATAATTATATTATGGAGAAAACATGAAAATACTCAATTATATCAAGAATGAATTCCCCAAGATCAATAATAAGAACTTTAATAAGTTTCTTACCCCAGAATGGGTAGATGAAAACTTTATGTTTGATCTAAAAGCTGAAGATTACCAAACATTACAAGAATTTTGTGATGCTATGCATGTGAAGTATATTTCTAGATACTTTTCTGGAGTCTGGAAATCTAAGCATGGATACCCAGAGTCAGGTAGGTATCTCATAAAGTTTGCTAATATGCAGAAACCAAAGTCTGTTTTGGATGTTGGTTGTGGTGATAACTATTACAAAGATAAAGTTCAAAATCTAGTAGGTTTGGACCCATATCATCCTAAAGCAGATATTAAGAAGACTCTTGAAGAGTTTGAACCAAAGAAGCAATATGATCAAGTATTGGCACTTGGTAGCTTAAACTTTGGAACTGATAAAAAACACATCGATACTATGTTTGCTAAAGTTGTAAACATGACTAAGATTGATGGTTATCTTTATTTTAGATTTAATCCCGGTATTGATCATAAACCTTTTACTAAAGATAAGACTAGCTTTAAGTTTATTGATTGGTTCCCATGGACTCAAGAACACATTTTCATGTTAATGAAAGAACATAATCTTAAGATGATTAGATTTGCTATTGAAACAAATCAACAGGGTGATGAAAGATACTTCTATATAATGAAGAGGTTAGGATGATAAGTTATACAAATTCACCATATGATCAGTGGACATCTTTAAAAACTAAAGAACCAGTAACATATCATGGTTTCAATGGTCTATATGAATTCTGTAAAGCAACAAGTCTATATAATTTTAATAAAAAAGTTGGAGATGATGTAGGTAATATACCAAATTATATTCCAATATGTAAGTTTGAAGGTGACTGGCAAGAAGACGTAAAGAAAATGATGTCTCAATCTGAACCAGCTACATTTGACTATAGATCAAACCCACGTTTCGATAACAATAATAACTTAGAATATAATGATTTCAAAAAGTGGGGTTATAAAGTAGATGGTGATGATGATTCATATGCTGTCTTAAATAGAATAAGACATGCAGATTTGCCAGACAGCATGACAAAGATAGCAGAATTGTTTCAATTTGATCATCCTGCTGGAAAAAAGAGTAAAAAACCAAATATAAAGTTTGATGTGCAGATGCCTGGACAAATGTTTTATTGGCACTTAGATAATTTTGGTGGAATATTAAAAGAACAGAGAGAAGACTATAATACTTTTGCTTCGTGTGATCATGATCAAAGGCTAATCATGAGAGTTATAGTATTTTTAGATGATCAAAAAGAAGGTCAAGTTTGGAAACAAGGCAATGAATATATTCACTGGTCAAAAGGTGATTGCATTACTTGGCCTTGGAGAGATGTGCCACATGGTACTTGTAACTTTGGTCATGAACCAAGACCTACTTTGAATATTACTGGCGCAGTGACAGAGAAAACATATGAATTTATGAAGTCATGTCCAAGAGTAATTAGTATATGAATGAATTAAACGAATCAATAAAAAAAGTGTTTGATCGTTCCGATCCTAAATTTAGAAAGTTTCATTACAATAAATTCGAAAAATGTGGTGATGAAACAATACAACTTATTAATCGTATGATTCCAGATTTAGTTTTAGATTTAGGTTGTGGTGACAATCAATATAAAGAACATATAATAAATTTAATTGGTATTGATATAACAAATGACCGAGCAGATATTATAACTGATATATCTTCTCTGCCATATGAAGATAATTCAGTCGATGCTTGTTTATGTTATGGAAGTATAAATTTTGGTGATGATAATTTAATACATACACAACTTACAGAAATGAATAGAGTATTAAAGAATGGTGGAATATCAGTTTTTAGAGGTAATATTCATAAGAGTGACATGATACCATATTATATTTGGACTGAAGAAAAGATAAAATATTGGACTAATTATTTTAATTTTACATTACAAGTAGAACCTACTATAATTCGTAGATTAAAAAGAGATGGCAAAGGTATTAATGATAAATGGAGAGATAGAGCATCAGAACAGGCTGGTGTTTCTCCAAGACCTATTGAAAGATTATATTGGATATGGAGAAAACAATGACTGATGGCCATGATCTTATATTTGCTGCTGGAGCTCCTGGTAGCAAATGGAGTAGAGTATTAAGTATACTTGCTCATCACAAAGATATTAATTCCTCAGATAAAGAAAAGTTTCCAACCTATCAAACAAAAGTAAGTTTTCATGGTCATGAAAAAAATGTTGGAATGCATTCATCAGCATACTTTGGACCTGAACATGGTATAGGTGAATTTTTTGATGATTTGACTAATCATACAAAAGAAGAGTTTTTAGAAGAAATTAAGAAAGCTTTTAATGATTTTGATCATGGTTATAAAATAATAAAATCACACTGGTTTTCATATAATTTAGATTGGTTAAAAGAAAACTTTCCTAAAGCTAAAATTATAATGGTTTATAATGGAGACAATGAAGCTTTTAAATGGTGGCATCTTGTAGGTGGTTGGAATATTAAATTTCCATATTATGGCTGGTATGGCACTGATGAAAAATTGTATGAACATATAAAGATAGAGAACAGATTAATATTTGAATTTATGAGAAAGAATAAGCTAAGCTTTAGCATGAAAGACTTTAAACAATTAGTTGATTCACTTGGCTTAGAAGATGACTTACAATTTTATGATACCATGTTTGAAGAAGATGCTGAATATTTTATAGGCAGAAAAGGATTTAAAAAATATGGCATAGGAACTACTATAGCTGTATATAATCCAGATGTGCAAACTAATAGTAATTTAGATGATTTATTACCAAGCATAAATACTAAGATTGCAGATAAACACAATGAATGGCGTATAGACGAAGTCTTGATAGATCTCTATGGTAAAGATTGGTTAGACAGAATACACGCTATTATAGAAGGAGAGAAATAAATGAGAATTAATGCTTTTGTGTCATTTGATCCCTTGTTTTCAGAGATCAACACAATATTAGAACATCCTTCTACGGCTGATATTGTAGAAGATAAGAATGGTGAACTTTTTGAATTCCCGTATCAGAATATAAATGTTATTTCCGGAAGAACA